TATCAAGGTGTTGTAGACTTACAACGTAAAAAACACGAATGGGAAAATTTATCAAGCGATGACCACTCCGATTATAAAGCACAATTCTTTGGATGGCACAGAGCTTTTGATAATAAAAAAGTATTTTAAGGTTGACATTCGTCTAAATATATCATATAATATTATTAACTAACACAGGAGTATAACATGGGATCTCGTACCTACGGACCAGAAGAAAAGGCAAAATTAGAACGATTAGTTCGAGAAGGCGTTACAGTATTACAAGAAGTTGAAGATTTAAACACAGGCTTAAAAGAAACTGTTAAGGCTGTTGCTGAAGAATTAGATATGAAACCTAGTTTAATTACTAAAGCAATTAAAATTGCTCAAAAACGTGACTGGGATTCACATGCAGATGCATATGATGATTTAGAAACACTTATTACAACACTTGGATATGACAAATAAAAAACCATATCAGTGGCTAGCGTGGTTTAGCACAGGATTTTTATTGCTATCTGCCACGCTTGCTGCTTTTAATGTTTACCCAGCATATGTTTGGGGATTTATTATTAGCAACACACTATGGATGATTATTGGTATCCTATGGAAAGAAAAAAGTTTAGTCGTAATGAACTTTGGACTAACTATTATATATGTAGCTGGATTGCTATATGATTTCGCCGCATAGGCAAGTAGATGGTTAAGTTGGCCACAAGCAACGAAGGAGAAATAAATGCCATACGTTGATGCGATGTTTGATCGTGATCAAGATATTATACGTGTAGTTGAACGCCGTGACGGCAAAAGAAGTTACACAGAATACCCTGCAAAATATACTTTTTATTACAAAGACCCGCGTGGTAAGTACAAGAGTGTGTACGGTGATCCGTTGAGCCGTATTGTATGTAAAAATACCAAAGACTTTCGTAAAGAAGTTGCTATTAACAGAGACAAAGAACTGTTTGAAAGCGACATTAATCCAATCTTTCAATGTCTAAGCGAAAATTATCTTAACCAAGATGCACCTAAACTAAACATTGCGTTTTTCGATATTGAGACAGACTTTGATCCAGAGCGCGGCTTTGCTGATCCGGCGGATCCTTTTATGCCAATTACATCTGTGTCTGTATACTTGCAATGGTTAGAAACAATGGTGTGTCTAGCTGTTCCACCTAAGACACTCACAATGGAGCAAGCAGAAAAAGAAGTAGAAGGCATTGAAGGTGTTGTACTGTTTGAACGTGAAAGCGATATGCTTAATACGTTCTTGGATTTGATACAAGATGCAGATATACTAAGTGGTTGGAACTCAGAAGGTTATGATATTCCGTACACAGTAAACAGAACTAGTCGTGTATTATCTAAAGATGATACAAGACGCTTTTGCTTGTGGGGACAGTTACCCAAAAAGCGTGAATACGAAAAGTATGGTAAATCAGCTGTTACATTTGACCTAGTAGGTCGTGTACACTTGGATAGTTTGGAACTGTATCGTAAGTACACATATGAAGAACGTCACTCATATCGACTAGATGCGATTGGTGAGATTGAAGTAGGCGAAAACAAGGTGCCATATGAAGGCACATTAGATCAACTATACAACAATGACTTCCGCAAGTTTATCGAATATAACATTCAAGATACTGCACTGCTAGACAAACTGGACAAGAAGCTACGCTTTATTGATCTAAGCAATAGCATTGCACACGAGAATACTGTGTTGCTACAGACTACAATGGGTGCTGTTGCTGTTACAGAGCAAGGTATTATCAACGAAGCACACAACAGAGATTTGCGAGTACCTAACCGTCCAAAGCGTGACGACACAGAAAGCACACAGGCAGCCGGTGCGTATGTTGCGTTTCCTAAAAAAGGATTGCACAAGTACATTGGCTCAATGGACTTGAATTCACTGTATCCTTCAGTAATTCGTGCGTTGAATATGGCTCCAGAAACTATTATAGGACAAATACGTCCGGAAATTTCAGATGCTCGTGTGCAAGAAGACATGGGTCTAAAGAAAAAATCATTTGCAGGTAGCTGGGAAGGACGTTTCAGCACAGAAGAATATGAAGCTGTAATGGAGCAACGAAAGGATGTTGCACTTACTGTTGATTGGGAAGATGGGCGTTCAGATGTACTAAGCGGTGCAGAAATATATCAACTTATATTTGACAGTCAAATGCCGTGGATGCTTAGTGCAAACGGCACAATCTTTACAACAGAATTTGAAGGTGTTATTCCAGGTATTCTAAAGCGTTGGTATGCAGAACGAAAAGAACTTCAGAAGAAACTTAAGAAGGCCAAAGACGCAGGCCTTGATGCGGAAATCGAGTATTGGGACAAACGACAACTTGTTAAGAAAATTAATCTTAACTCTCTTTATGGGGCTATTCTTAATCCTGGTTGTAGATTCTTTGACAAACGTATAGGACAATCAACTACATTAACCGGTAGGCAAATTGTTAAACATATGAGTGCAGAGGTTAACAAAACTATTACAGGAGAATACGATCATACAGGCAAAAGTGTTATATATGGTGATACTGACTCTGTGTATTTTAGTGCCTGGCCTGTATTGAAAGATGATGTAGAGTCAGGCAAACTTAACTTTAACATCGACAAGTGCATTGCATTGTATGATCAAGTGTGTGAACAAGCAAATACTACATTTGAGAAGTTTATGGCACAAGCATTTCATTGTCCAAAGACAAGAAGCGATGTTATTGCAGCAGGAAGAGAGATTGTTGCACAGTCAGGACTATACATTACTAAGAAACGTTATGCAGCATTAGTTGTTGATAACGAAGGCTTTAGAACAGACACAGATGGCAAGCCAGGTAAAGTAAAAGCAATGGGTCTAGACTTGCGTAGATCAGATACTCCAGTGTTTATGCAAAAGTTTTTAAGTGAACTATTGCTTATGGTACTTACAGATACACCAGAAAAGGATGTATTAGAACGTATTACACAGTTCCGTAAAGACTTCCAAGAGATGCCAGGCTGGGAGAAAGGTTCGCCCAAACGTGCAAATAAAATTGGACACTATCAGCGCCTTGAGCAAAAGCAGGGCAAGGCTAATATGCCTGGGCATGTAAGAGCAAGCATTAACTGGAATACACTTAAACGTATGAACGGCGACAAGTATTCGCAAGAAATTGTAGATGGTATGAAAGTTATTGTTTGTAAACTAAAACAAAATCCATTAGGCTATACAAGTGTTGCGTATCCGACAGATGAGCTACGACTGCCAGAATGGTTTAAAGAATTGCCATTCGATGATGCAGCAATGGCAGAAACTATTATTGATAATAAGTTGGACAACTTGATCGGTGTGCTAGATTATCCGCTAGAGGATACTAAACAGCATACTACATTTAACAGTTTGTTTGACTTTGGAGACTAATATGAAAGTAAAAATTGAAGTTGAATTAGATACTGAAAAGCAAAATGACTTAGATATGATTGAAGACTTATTTTTTCAACTACAAGACATAAGAGAAATTTTAGAGGAAAGGCAAAAAAACCTAAATAAACGTAATAACAAAACAAAAGCGAGGTTCGAACATGGATGAAAAATGGAACATAAAAGGAAAAATTGTTAAAGAAGATGACAGGTATATTGTAAGCGACAACACAACTTTGAAGAATCTTGTATTAAGTTCAACAAAGTTGCGTCCAAATAAATCAACTACCGGCCATCGACACGCTGGGCAAGAAGAAGTATACATCTTTGTAGAAGGTAAAGGACAAATGGAACTAGACTTTCGTATCTTTGATGTTCAAGCAGGCGATGTTGTAACAATTGAAGACAATGTGTTTCATAAAGTTCATAATACCGGTGACTATATGTTAGAATTTATTTGTGTATTCGATGGTAAGAGGAATCATTAATGTTTGATTTAGGTATGTTAGGGCTATTGGCTGTATTCCTCTGCCCTATGGTGTTTGGCGGAATAACATTTTACTATAGTTGGAAAGTAATTGACGAAAGGAAAAATAGATGAAAGTAGGATTTACTTGTTCAACATTTGATTTGCTACACGCAGGACATGTACAAATGTTGCGTGAAGCAAAAGAACAATGTGATTATTTAATATGCGGATTACAAGTAGATCCAAGTATAGACAGAAAAGATAAAAATTCTCCTATACAAACTATCGTTGAACGTTATACTCAACTAAAAGCAGTAGCATATGTAGACGAAATAGTTCCGTATGCTACTGAAAAAGACCTAGAAGATATCTTGACAATGTATCATATTGATGTTAGAATATTAGGAGAAGAGTATAAAGAAAAGGATTTTACGGGCAAGGATATTTGCAAGAAGCGGGGTATCCAGCTCTACTTTAACAAACGTGAACATCGCTTCTCATCCAGTGACTTGCGCAAGCGAGTAGCAGAAAGAGAAAACAAATGATTGAACCAGTATATGAAAAAGGCTATCCTAATTGGGACGCAGTAAACAACAAGGGGAAATATATGACTGATGGGCCATTCAAAGCAGCATTTGATGCTGACACAAGCGGCGTAGTTCGTCGAGAGATTGTAACATATCGTTATAAAAACGGTGTTATGGTAAAAGAAACCGCAGTTCGTGACTATTACAAAGACGGTGATTATCACGACACAATTAATTCAATGCCATTAGTGGAGAGATAAAATGCCAACAACAGACGGCGAAATGGTAGTTTGGTTACACGATCAAGCACGTAGAACTGGTAACACATTCTTCCGTGAGGTAGCAGATCGTTTTTCAGAACTTGCTAAAATTGTAGAAACAGCAGAACGTGAAGCACAGCATAAGGCACAGCAAGGATGAAACTTTTTATTGCAGGTTTCTTTACAGGAGTAATTGCATCAATTATTTTTGTAATAATGGACGTATACACTAGTCCATACGAAGAATGTAAACGTAAGTATACACTACCAGATGATCGAATGGAATGTATGTGGATACTTGAAAACAAAGGAACATTCAACTGATGTGGACGCTTTGGATCATTAGTACTGTTATTGGGTTAGACGAACCTAAATACACTCGTTACGCTGAGTATGAAAGCAAAATGAATTGTCAAATTGAACGGCATCTAGTTACTATGGAATTTACGCAAGACGAAATTGCGTTCTGCGAAGGACCAAATGAATAAATTTATCTTTGATGTAGACGGTACACTTACTCCTAGTAGAGATCAAATAAACTATGTTTTCCAACATTGGTTTACAGAGTTTGCTGAAAACAATGAAGTTTACTTGGTAACAGGTAGTGACTATCCTAAAACATTAGAACAGATTGGTATAGAAATATGTATGACTGTGCAAAGAATTTATAATTGTTCTGGAAGTGATGTATGGGAGAAAGGCATAAACATTCGAACTAATGATTGGATACTTCCTGAAGATGCACACGAATGGTTAAGTGTTATTCTTACACAAAGTCAATTTATGTTACGTACAGGACAACATTTTGATCATCGTCCGGGTATGGTAAATTTTAGTGTTGTTGGCCGAGGAGCTACAAAAGAACAACGTGCAGAATATGTTGTTTGGGATAAAGAACAGAACGAGCGAAATGAAATTGCACAAGAGTTCAATCATCGATATCCAGACCTAGAAGCAAAAGTCGGCGGAGAAACAGGTATCGATATTGCACCAAAAGGTGCAGACAAAAGTCAGATAATTAAAGATTTTGATAGTGATAACTTATATTTCTTTGGAGATAGAATGGACGAAGGCGGAAATGATTATCCACTAGCACAAGAAATAAAAAAGCGTAATCTAAATGGTTGTTGGTCTGTTGGTGGATGGCAAAAAACTTGGGAAGTTTTGAAATACCTACAACAAATGGAGATAGCAAAATGAAGATATTAATTACAGGACATATGGGATTTATTGGTACTGCCTTAATGGATCGTCTATATCGTTCAGATCACGATGTACACGGTATAGATATTAAATGGGCTAATATGGATCTGTTAACTTGTCCGCTATCTGAAGAATTTGATTTAATTATTCACTTAGCAGGTAAAAGCGGTGTACGAGAAAGTTTAAAAGATCCTGCAGGTTATTGGATGAATAACGTAGAAGCAAGCAGACGCTTGTTTGAACGCTACGAAGGTACACGTATACTGTATGCAAGCAGTTCGAGCGCATACGAGCCCGATTTGAACCCTTATGCAGCGTCTAAGTATGTGCTAGAAGAACTAGCAAATCGTTATCCTAATACACTAGGTATGCGTTTCCACACAGTGTATTCAGACGATTGTCCTAGAGAAAATATGTTCTTTAATAAACTGCGTAATGGCACATTAGAATATACAACAAAGCACTATAGAGATTTTGTACATCTTTATGATGTACTAGATGCAATTGATTTATTAATTAAGGCAACACACGTTAATGGAACAATTGATATAGGATCTGGAGTTCCAGTAAAGATCCGAGACTTAGCACCAGATTTACCGGTGCGTCTAAATACACCAGGTGAAAGAGAATTTACCTGTGCAAATATAGAAAAAATTAAGGCACTTGGTTGGAGGCCTAAATACTCAGTAGAAAATTTCTTGACAACTCAAGGCAATGATAATATAATAAACTTATTCAATGGAGAAACAGTATGAAAGATATCTTACAAGACGTTGTTGCACATACACACGCACTAGGCTTTCTTAGTCTAGTTAAAGTTAGCAACGACGAAAGCACAGCAATTGACTCAATGGCAGAAGATCGCAGTGTTATTTTGTCAGCAGAAACACACACATCAGTAAACGAGTTTGTAGGCACATTTGGTATGCCTAACTTAGACAAACTTGCATTACACTTAAAAAATCCTGAGTACAAAGACAATGCAAAAATTGAAGTTGTACAGGCAGAACGCAATGGTGAAACTGTTCCAACACACATTCACTTTGAAAATGCAGCAGGTGACTTCCAAAATGATTATCGCTTTATGAATAAAGCAATCATTGAAGAAAAACTAAAGACTGTAAAGTTCAAAGGTGCAAGTTGGAATGTAACACTACAACCTAGTGTAGCAAGTATTGCACGTATGAAACTTATGAGTGCAGCACATTCAGAAGAGCCAACATTTAACGTAACAACCAAAGACGGTAATCTTGTGTTTAGTTTCGGTGATGCAAGTACACACGCAGGTGAATTTGTTTTCCAACACGGTGTTGAAGGTACGCTACAGCACACTTGGAGTTGGCCAGTAGCACAGGTACAAAGTATTTTGAGCTTAGATGGTGATCTAACTATGAGCATTTCAGATCAAGGTGCTATGATGATTAGTGTAGATAGTGGTATGGCAAAATACGATTATATTCTTCCAGCACAGAGCAAGTAAAATATGCGTAAAGACTTAACTGCGGAACAAAATG